ACCCAGATGACCTCCAAACAATTCTATGGTTTGCGGAAAAGGACGTATGGGACAAAAAAGGGTGGACTAAAAACGAAGGTGCAAAGAAATCAAGTTTTGACGACATATTCGACATCTTCTTTCCAGAAGGGAAGAAGCCACTCTCATTCGCAGAAGGTTCAGCTTTAATCAAAGCGACAAAAGATCGAGAAAAGGCTATTGCCAAAGAAGAAGAAAAAGCGAAAATAAAAGCCGAAGCTAAAGCACTTGGTATGTCCATTGCAGCATTGAACCGAATGAAGAAAGCTGAGAAATGAAAATTGGAAGCCAACAAATTGAAAAAGACGATCTCTCTGCATATGCAGAGACGATGCGAGGATTGGGGAATGTGGAAAAGCAGGATCCTTTTGACGCAGAAATTGATGACGCTCTCGATCAATTGAGCAGACTGCACGACATTATTGGTGAAAAAGTAAACCGGACAAGACGATCAAAATCAAACGCATCGTCTAGCCCATCATCCATCGACAGAGCATCAAAACTGAAATAACCGAATGCCACGCAAACTCGAGAAACCACCTGACGTCGATCCACCACCGGAGTGGTTTGACGAAGTCCGCAAGCGATCCGAAGAAATGGGTGTCACCTACAAATGCATCGAAGTGTGCGCGCCTCGCACCGCTGCGACTGCGCTGTGGATGAAGGCGCAGGGAGTGTCCAACAAGCAGATATCCAAACGCACAGGCCTGAGCTACGGTGCGATCAATGGGCTTTCATGGAGGCACGCAGACACGCTTGAAACGAAGCGGAAGGAATTCTCGCAGAAGTATGCCATCGCCGCCCAGACGTTCACAGACCTCCTCTTCGACAAGGCCGAGCAGTTGGCTGAGAACCCTGACCAACTGGTCAACATCTCGCCAGACAAGCTGGCGCTCACGGTGGGTATCATGACCGACAAGGCAGCACAGCTCTCAGGCATGGCCGGGGTCGTCATCGAACACCGCAAGGGAGCGTCCATCAGCGATGCCGCCAAGGTCATCTCAGAGGCAAAGGCACGCATCGCCGCCAAGCTCCGCAACGATGCCGTCGAGGCTGAAATCATCACTGCATGATCTGGCGCAAACATCCGATCCTCGAACCTCCGACCGACGAGGAGATCGTTGAACTCGACGAGGAGACTCTGCTCGAGATCCATGCGATCTACCATGAGGCAATCGAGAATGCCGAGCGGGATCCGTATCGATTTGGATTCCGATTGCCTCACTGGGACAAGGCCGAGGAGCAACTGGCCGAGGTCACCGAGATTGTTGCCCTCGGCGGAAACCGATCAGGCAAAACCCAGTGGGGTGCATTCACGATTGTGCGTGCTGCGCTCGAGAATCCCGGGTCAGAAATCTTCTGTTTCGCGCAGACTGCCGAGGTATCCATCCGGCAGCAGCAGAGTGCAGTCTGGGATTGGTTGCCCGCTGAGATGCGGATGAAACAAACGACCAGTGGCACCTACATCAGCTACACGAAGAAGAACGGCTTCACAGACTCGTCGTTGATCTTGCCCAACGGGTCGCAGATCATCTTCAAGACCTACAGCCAGTATCAAAACAACCCGACGATCCTTGAAGGTGCCGAGCTTGGCAGTCGGAATCCAAAATGGCACAACGTCGGTGTGTGGCTTGACGAGTATCTGCTTGGGCCGGAGTTGATCAACACGCTGCGCTTCCGGCTTGCTACGCGAGATGCAAAACTGCTTCTCACATTCACGCCGATCGATGGCTACACCGAGGTGATCAAGGAATTCCTCGATGGTGCCAAGACGATTGAAAGCCGTGAGGCAGAACTGCTCAACGGCGAGCTTGTGCCATACGTCCAGCGCAGTCAGAAGCGGAACGCATCGATCCACTACTTCCACTCTCAGGACAACCCATTCGGTGGCTATCCCCGCATCAGGGAGGCACTGATGGGGCGCGGCAGGGAAGAGATCCTCATCCGCGCCTACGGTGTGCCAGTGAAGTCGCACGCGACGAAATTCCCTAGATTCAACAAGGAGGTCAACGTGGTGCCGCCGGAGAAGATCCCGACCAACAACGTGACTCGATACATGATACTGGACCCCGCCGGATCCAAGGCATGGTTCATGTGCTGGATTGCAGTCGATGCCAGCGGAACCTTCTGGGTCTACCGTGAATATCCCGGCGTCGATGTCGGAGACTGGGCAGAATGGAAATCTGGCAAATGGTTGCCGGGCGACGGTGCCAAGGGACAAGGACTCGGCATTCGCGACTACATCGACATCATCAAAGACCTCGAAGGCGAGGAAGAGATCTTCGAGCGTCTGATTGACCCGAGACTCGGTGCTGCCAAATACCAAGCGGCAGACGGGTCATCGTCGATCATCGAAGACCTAGCAGAGCAGGACATGGTATTTGTTCCGGCACCGGGCCTAGAGATTGAAGATGGGTTGCAGGCACTGCTCTCGAAAATGTCGTGGGATACGTCAAAAGCTATGGACGGCATCAACCGTCCTCATTTCTATATTTCCGACGAGTGCGAGAACATCATTCATGCTCTGAGCGAATACACTGGCGATGGTGGATTGAAAGAGGCATGGAAGGATCCGATTGACGTCTTGCGCTATGCTGCTATTGCTGGCATAGATCATGTAGATAGTTCAGAGATTAACGTAACAACATATGGAACAGGTGGCTACTAAACGAAAAGAAAAAGCAGAAGAGATCATTAACAGTATTCTTAACAAAGAAACTGTTATCGAACAATCTATTGAGCCGGAACCAGAGAGCTTCGATGTGCGGGTCATACGGCTTGCCAGAAACAAAAAATTTGTCTACGGAGTGCTTGACGGGATGCTGATTGAAATCTTCCTCCCTCGACGCAGGGAGAATTCGATCAACAGGCGCATCACCGTCGTGAGAGCACCTGAGATCGGCGAAAACAAATACAAGGTATTGCAATGAGCGAAATGGAAGGATTTGACGAAGAAGCACTCGAGGGGGAGCAACTGATCTATGCATCAGACGAGCCTGATATTAACTCGCTTGCTGATGCTTACAATACGACACTTGGCGATCTCGACACGTATTTTGATACCTGCCTGCGCAGTTATAACGACCGACGCAACATCTGGGATGGCAAGACAGAAGACTTGAGAAAGTCCGGTGCCACTGCGTTCCCATGGCAGGGTGCGTCAGATCAGGAAGTGAACGTAATCGGCGAGCGCATCAATACCTACGTCTCGATTTTCGACCAAGCACTGCAACGCAGTCACATCAAGGCATTCCCAACATCGATGGCATCGATGGCACGCGCAGGCGTCGTCTCGTCATTTTTGAAGTGGATGAAGTCGTCCTACATCCCAGATTTCAAAAACCAGATGGAGCAGGGTGCAAACTACCTGCTCGAGAAGGGGCTGATGGTCACCTACGTCGGGTGGAAGCGCGAGAGTCGCACCTACCTGCAACCGATGACTCTCGACGAGATTGCCGAGCAGGCACCTGAGTTGATCGAGATCATCCTCGACGAGACGAACGACGACATCGTCATCAGCATGCTGCAACAGGCATTCCCCAAGCTCTCTGACAAGCGTGCGAAGAAATGCGTCAAGGAGCTACGCACCAAGGGAGAAACGCAGATCCCGGCACCGAGGCAGAGTGTCGATTGTCCGGTGGCATACGCCTGTGCGCCCGACGGTGAGGTGATTTTCCCGTCCTACGTTTCTGACCCGCAGCGGGCGCCATGGATTTTCTGGAGGTGCTTCCTGACCGCACAAGAGCTTGAGAAAAAAGTGACAAACGAGGGATGGGACGAAGACTGGGTGGAAAATGCCATCCAGAACCTGCGAGGCAACGACTCGATGTTCTATGACGGGGAGAAGATCAAACGTGCGTCTCTTTTACCCATCGTGGACGAGCAGGAGCTTGTCATGGTGGTCTACGCATATCAACGTCTCATCGACGAAGAGGACGGCTCCGAGGGCATCTATTGCACCGTTTTTCACCCCAACGCAGAAGGCTACGCAAAACATGAATTGCTCAATGGCATGGATGACTATCCATTCGTGGTGACCCGTCTCGCGAACGATCAGAAGCGCATGTATGAGACCATGTCATTCGCCGACATCCTGCGTGGTCCGCAGATGCAGATCAAGACCGAGCGTGACTCACGCATCGACCGTGCATCTTTAGCAACACTGCCACCGATCATGCACCCAGCCGGGCGACCACCAAGCGACTGGGGACCGGGGCGCCGGGTGCCATACCGTCGCCTCGGTGAGATCGCATTCGGCCCGGTGCCGCAAATGGATCAGGGCTCGATGGAGATCGAGATGGCGATGAAGATTCAAGCCGACCGTGCCGTTGGTCTCGATCTCGACAATCCATTAGCGACGATCAAGCAGCAATTCTACATCAACAAATTTCTCGACCATGTGCGTGATGTGCTGACGATGGCATTCAAGCTCTATCAGCGTGTTGGGCCGGACGAGGTGTTCTTCCAAGTGACTGGAAATCCAAACGGCCAGATCATGTCGAAGGGATCGCCCGACGACAATTTCTCGATCGTGGTATCATTTGATACCCAGTCGTCGGATCCTGAGGTTGCCGAGACGCAACTGCGGAACATGGTGAGTCTGCTGCAATTCGACCGCAATGGTCGATTGGACACCGACAAGCTCCTTGAATTCTCGGCTCAGGCAATCAACCCAATGTTTGCCGACTACGTGCTCCAGCCTGCCGAGGAGGCACAGCAGAAGGTGATGAAAGAGGTCACCGACGACATCGCGAAGATCTACGCTGGCATCGAGGTGCCTGCCCGGCCAAACGGTGCGCAGATCGCGATGCAGATGCTTCAAGCATATGTGCAGCAACCAGACGTCGCACAGCGTGCATCGTCCGACGAAGCATTCGGCCAGCGCCTTCAGAAATATGCCGAGCAATATCAATTCCAGATGCAGCAGATGCAGAACGCGCAGATCGGCAAGATCGGCACTGCCCCGGCTGAAATGGGAGGAATGCAAACCCAAGGGATGCAACAATGAATTTTACCACATGGCTACGGAACAAGCTGGACAACCTCAATCCAGACAACAACGCCCGAGTTACGCCAGATATTGGGGCAACCCCAAATGTCTTGAAGACTTCTGTTTTTGATAAGGCAATCGACACTCTAGAAGCAATTGACGGGACTATTGCCAATACCGGAGCCGCCGCTAATGTCGCGGCATCACGCCCCGGCATGGCAGCATCGATGCGGATGGGGGCGCCTCTCATCCCGTATGCTGGGAGAATCGTCACTGGGCTAGCGTCAAAATTTGAACCAATCCAAGCAGGGTTGTGGGCGATTGATGCTGGTCGAGCAGTTGCCGATCCCGAATATAGGAAAAGGCATTTGGACG